CGGGCCCCTTGACGTTCACTGGTGCAGGGTTGTCCAGTCCTTTATCGTTGGTCCAGGACAGGGTGCCGTCATCGGACACGGACGGCGTGAATGTTGCGCCGTTTTCCCCGGGTTCGGGCTTTTCGAGCATATCCAGCCGATTTTCAAGGGCGGCGGTTTTTTCTGCAACTGCGGCAGATGTAACAGGCAGATCGTTCTCCGTCTCTATGGCGTCTGCTGTGTTCACTGACAGCACTCCATCCACAAAGCTTAATGACTCGTCGGTTTCGATTTTCGTGGTGATGCTGACGTTTCCGGCGCTGCTGCCGCTTTCTGTGAGGGCCTTTTTCCCGCCGTACTGCATCGCTACGGTTTTTCTCATAAAGATACCTCGCTGTCGATGATCTGGCCGCTGACGCTGGTGATTTCAGCCTCCAGGAACTGAATCCCGCTCAACTCATGCCGCATGACGAAAGAATAAGCCAGAGTGCCGTCGGCGGCCTGCACCCGCAGATAGTCTCCGTCCTCCAGATATGGCCTGCCCTGCATGTTGAGCTCGATAGGTGTGAACGCGATGGGCAGCAGGTGCGGCACAAAGCGCTGTCGGATAAGGCTCTGGATGCTGTCCAGTGTCGCATCGGCCAGAGAGTTAATGACCGAATTGTCGGTCAGGTCGTAGACCGACGCGCCGGTGCCGAAGGTGAAAACATTTGTCTGGGATTCGTCGTTTTCCGTGTAGTTGAAGATCACGGAGCCGATGGGAGCCACGTCGAATTCGTCCCACCAGAAGCTGGAATAGTGCTGTGGCTGGATGAGCACCGGGCTTGCCGTGGAAAGCCGAATAGCCTGCAGCTTTCCCTGCCGGTTGATTTTCCCGAACATGGCATTGAGTTCCAGATAGCCGTCCAGCATTGCTTCCCGGTCGAATGCGTCCACGTAAGAAAAACGGCTCACTCCGATGGGCGTGGTGCTGTCCCATGTTCTTGTGATGAATGGCTTTGCCGTGCCCTTGTTGGTTATGACCACGTTCACGCCAGACGGCTCTGCAACTGCGTAGTTCTTAATATAATTCACTGTTACCGGCGGGAATACTGCATCAAACCGTGCATCCTCCTTGCCGGAGCTGTGATTGTAAAGCTGTACACTGGTAATTGTGGAGGGAGAAAAAACGACGATAGGATCAACCCTGACAACGTTTGCCGGCTGTCCACTGCCGGTAAAAGAGTATCTGCGCGAGTCGGTGCTCTGGCTGTATCCTACGACCGGGATCAACTTGTCGTTGACGATGGGCTGACTCCACATAGGGCCGGCCATTGGGTAGCTGCTGCCGACGCCCGCCTCCCATACCATTGTTTTGCCTTGCACATAAATGACCGGCGCGAAAAATTCAGGATACCTGTCGCGCAAAGCTTCTTCGTTGCTGGAATATAGAGTATTTCCGCCGGCGTGGCAGGTCAGGTCATACCCTGCATCATTTAAGGCGTTGACGATGCTCATGCCCGCGGCTTCGTATGCGGCTTTGTCGTACTCAAGGTTGACCTTGATGAAGTCGCAGTTTGTCAATCCCGCTCCGTCAATGTAGTAGATGTTTGGGTTTATGCCCGTGCTGGCAGCGGTGGCATAGCTGAAGGAAAATCGAGTTCTGCTGCGGTTGAATAGAGCGCCGCTGTGGAATGTATACCCCACATAAGTCGGCGGCGCACCGGCCAAGGTCATGTCGTCCGACTCTAAATTATCCTCCGTGACCTGACTGTACAAGGCCAGCGGGTCGATAATAAGCTTATCGAAAATCGTGGCCGTCGGAAAGCCTGGAAAGCTTTTCGAGAGGGTGGAGTAGCTCAGGCTGTAGGCCGTGACCTTCCGATGCGCCATCATCTCCTGATTTCTCGGGCAGCTCTCCACCCGAAACACGCCGTAAGGAATGCGGTAGACTGGGTTTGTCCCGGTGATGACCTTTCCGTCTCCCGGATACATCAGCACATAGTTGAGGTCTTCTGTGCTAAGGCCACTTATATCGATCTCGCAGAAGCACTCAATCATCATGCCGTACATGTTGGCCACGCCCACCGTCTCGAACTCTATGACGCTGGCTTCGGTCAGGCCGAACTTGAGCACGTCCCGGCTGCAGATGGATTCTGTGAATCTGACGGATTCCTGAACAACGTCGGAGTTTGTCAGATCGTCCATCTCGCCATTAGGAAAGCTGACGCGGAAGTTTTTCCACACGCTGTCGGAGTTGTAAAGCGTCCATATAGGAGCAGGGATATTCAGCATGTCAAGCCTCCATAATTTCCACAGTGAGCGTCTGCCACTGCTTGTCGTTGACTGTGTCCCACTTTCCCGCTCCGCTTATAGTAAGAAAGGCATTAATGGTGACTGTTGCGTGCATGTTATTGACAAACACGCCGATGTTATATGTGCCGTCAGACTGTTTATTGTTTTTGAGAATGTACAAGAAGTCAGTAAGGCTTTCCTCGTTGGAAAAGCCCAGCGTGACGCTGCCTTCAATTCTCTTGCGGATAAGGACGCGCCGTTCTTTCCAGTTTCCATCGGTCCAGCTCTGGTAAACCTCGGTCTGGTTGACGTCATGGTTCTGTATGTCTTCATAAGTAGTCAGATCCAGAGCTTTTATTGAGAAAAAAGTTCTTGCCATATCATGTCCTCGCAAGCGCGTTGTAGTTTGTGGCCTTGGCTCTCACGCCGTTCTCTTCCCGAACAACCTTGAAGATTTTCCGGGTGTCGCCCTGAATGGCGACATTGGCCACCACCGGCCTGTTGCTTATGGCGTCCACCAGCTTGTTGAGATTCCAGCTCGGCTCACGGCTCACGGTCATGCCGGGTCGCTTTGCTCGCTGGAACTCTGCCGTAGCCGTGTCGGTCATGCGGCTGATGGCCTTATTCACTGGGCTCAGGTTGCCCTCGATACCCACGGCCATACCTGCAGGCAGCCAGCGGCCCACTTCATTTGCGAAAACCTTTGACGGGCTTGCAATGCCCAGCAAGCTTTTTGCCCACGAGATTGCGCCGCCAACGACTTCTCCAATGGCGGTAAGAAGCTGGCCGGCTGCTTCAAGAATGCCGCCGGCGATACCGCCGATTATTTGCCCGCCGATGCCACTCCATTCGTGATTAAGGAAAGCCTCAGCGGCCTGTGCAGTGATGTCGGGGATTGCCGCGACCAGCTCCACTGCGCCTTGGATAAGGCCGTTCATGATTTGGATGGCCATTTCGGTGCCGCCTACAAGTAGGCTTGGCGCGGCTGCGATCAATGTATCGCCAATGCCCGACATCAACGTCGGGATCTGAGCAGCAATTTCTGTGCCCATTGAAAGGAAATTTGTCACAAAATTCCCCACCGTGGTGCTCAGGTTCTGTACCGCCGTGCCCAGCCCCTCGCCGGTGGTCATGGCCGCCATAACGTTGGTCCAGCTGGCCTTCATAGCGTTCAGTGAACCGGAGAAGGTGGTTTTGGCTTCCTCCGCTGCCACGCCGGTTAGGCCCAAATTTCTCTGGATCTCATGGATCGCGCTGTACACATCGCCAAGATTGGAGATGTCGTACTTCACGCCGGTCAGCTTTGTCGCGTCGGCCAGCAGCCGCTGCATTTCTGCCTGTGTGCCACCATAGCCAAGCTTCAGGTTATCGAGCATGGTGTAATTTTGCTTTGCAAAGCCCTGATAAGCCTGCTGGATACTTTCAACCGACGTGCCCATCTTCGCGGCATTATCGGTCATGTCCATGATGGCGGTGTTTGCCGCCTCCATGGCCGCCGTGGTGTCGCCGCCGAAAGCCGCCTTAAGGCTTGCACCGATGCTGACCGCCGTCTCGGCGTAGTCGTTGGCGCTGATGCCTGCCAGAGCGGCGCTCTGTGCGTAGGATTTGGCTGCTGCAGCCGCATCGCCGTAGATGGTATCAAGGCCGCCGTAGCTCTGCTGCAGGTCGGCACCGGCGCTAAAGGCGTCTTTTATGACTTTGCCTATTGCGGCCGCCGGTATTGCCTTTTTGAGCGCGGAAAGAAAGCTTGACCCGGCTTTCTGCCCCGCAGGGCCGCCCGCTCCGGAGGCTCCATCGCCCAGCATCTTTTTCAGCTCGTTCTCGATTCCCGGAGCCTTGGGGATAATGTTCACATACGCGCTGCCAAGATCAGCCATCTGTTCCACCACCTTTCAACATGTCTTCCCGCCAGGCTTTGAACGCATCCACGCTGTCAAAGCCTTCCGTTTCTTTTTCCTCTCCCTGCCCGGTCAGGCTTTCGAGGATGGAGCCGGGCGGGTTCCGGCCCTTTGCGCCGTCTTTTGTATTCTGCCATGCGAGGATCCGCAGGGTGTCCACCGCCGCCGCCATCAGAAGGATCTCCGGCGGCGCTTTTGCTCCGGAGATGATCAGCTTTATCCGGGAGTCTTCCCGGAGGCCCACCGCCAGCGTTGCCGCCAGCCTTGCCGGTAGCGCTCGCCAGTCCAGAATGTGGTATGTCTCAGCGAAGTCGCAGGTCAGAGCGTTTGGGGAAAGCCTTGCCATATAGGCAAGGCTCATCAGTTTTTTTCAGCGTCCTCTCCCGGCGCGGCCATGATCTCCTGCAGTTCCTGCTGCAAGGCCATGTAGGGCACGCGGCCCTCGTGGCTTTGGCCGATGTGGTCATAGAGTTTATTTTTCAGCTCACAGCCCAGAAGCATCTCCATGGCCTTGGATGTGGCCTTCAGGCGGTCAAACTCCTGCTCCTCATCGTCCATGATGACGCTGAGAACGTCCACAAAGCGCATGTCGTCCAGTCTCTGGACGTCGTACTCATAGGAAAAGCCGCTGCTGGTCGTTCCTCTTTTCATTTTGACCTCCTATCAGGCAGAAGCGCCCTCGGGCAGCTTGATGTATTCGTAGTGGGTCACGCCGTTGCCGTCGTCCATGGCCTTGATGGTGATCTCGTAGCCGATGGGCTCATCGTCCTTGTAGACGATCTCGCCGACCTCACTGAGGGCACCCACAGGAATGACCACGCGCTTGAGAGCGCCGCCCTTCAGGGCCATGTCGATGACGTAGACGCTTTCGGCCAGCTGGCTTGCGGTGGATTTTACGGTGATGGCGCTGCCGCTGACGGTGACGTTTTCCTCGCCGTAGACGGTCTTGAGCACGTTGGGGTTGAGAGACTCGATAAGAGTCATGGTCCATTCGTCGCTCTTTTCATTCTGCACGTTCAGCACGGGCGTGCCGCCCCATGCGTAGACATCGTCGGTCTCGGCGCTGTTGGCATTGCTGATGCCGTCATCAGAAACAAAGCCCAGCTCCACATAGGCTGTGTCCAGCGCGGTGGAGGCGTCGGTGGGAAGGGCAGTACCTGCAGGGGCTCTGAATACGGCACCGGCGGGCTTGGGCTTGCCGGCGCTCACGTTTGCTACTTTAGGCATAAGGTTTTAACTCCTTTCACAAATCAAAAACGACCTCAAAGAGGGCCTGATAACGGCCCCTCTTGTGAACGAGGTCGGGGTAGTTGTAGTCGGTGTCCAGATGGCAGCGGCTTATTTCGTTTTTCTCGATAAGTCTCTCCATCCAGGGCTTGACTTCCTCGTTTAGCTTATCTGCCTCCGCCCGGCTCAGAGCCCAGCTCTGCACCGCGATGGAGGCCTTGCGGATGTGGTTGGCAGTGCTGCTGCCCACCTTCTCCACGGTCACGAATTTTTCTACGGTGCCCAGATCGGGCACATTTCCATAACAGGGCACCGTCAGAACGTCGTTCAGATATTTGATGATATATTCTTCAATGCTCAAAGCTTACCAGCCTCCAATGACTTCAAGAGGGTGTTGTTTTCGCTGTTGTCCCGGGCAGCGTCCCAGGTGCCGGCGTAGGCAGAGGCGATTGCTACGTACTGGATGGGGTGGGCCGTCTCGGCCTCGTAGCCTTCACCGGCAGCGGCGGCGATGCGCCGGGCGCAGCCGTCAAGGATGCTCTGCATCTCGCCGCTTTTCATCAGCTCGTTGAGCCCGGCCAGATTGAACTTGAACTTGAACTTAGCCACTGCGCTCCACCCTTACCTTCTTGTGCCAGGGCGTCGGCACGTTGGTCTCAATGCCCTGAATGAGGTCTCCGAAGGTGCGGAAGGTTTGCCCGAAAAACTCCACTTCCGTGTCCGTCCAGACGTGTTCGTCTCCTTTGGGGAGGGCAAGCATATACTGGATATGCTTGCCGTAAAGGGAGATGGAGCTGGTGACCTCGTCGGTGCTGGGCTCGCCCACAAGGACGTTGTGAACCACGACCTTCTCGTCGTCGTAGACAGGGCTGTTAAAGCTGTCCACGCCGGTCTGGGTCTTGACATGCAGGATCACATCAATGCCGCGCATTCAATGTCACCTCCGCCGACCGTCAGATTTTCCACAGGGCTGCGGCTGCCGATGCGGCCGCCCATGCCCAGAAGCTGCTTATCAAGCTTGGCCAGATACAGCTCGCCCACGGCGCCGCTGTTGATGGTCCAGCTCTGTGAATAGCCCAAAGCGCTCATGCTGCCTTGGCTTGCGCCTACTGGTATGCCCAGCTCTGCGCTGCTGCCCATGGCCCGCATGACCATGCGGCAGGAGACGGTTTTCTTCGCCTCTGCCTTGGCCTCCGGCGCAACGCTGTCGATTATCAGCGCCGCGTCCTCAAGGAGGCTTTCGCAGAGGGCGTTTTCAGATTCCGCAAACGTCCGGGAGAGCCGCTTTGCGACATCTTCCGGCGTGGCGTATGTGATGGCCACCGGCATTCACCTCATTTCTTCCGCTTGGCCTTGGGTTTTTCGGCCGGTTTTGCCTCGGCATGGGGCACAAGTCTGTGCCCCGCCTTGGCGTACATTTCGACCAGCCCAACCGGCACCAGCATCACCGTGCCGGTTACACAGTTGAGCATCTCGACCCGCTCGACCATCAGACAGCCTTGGTCAGCAGGTTGAACATGGACAGGTCTGCGCGGAAGCCTACCTCGATTTCGGCCATAACGGCGAACATGTTGCGCTGCCACAAGTTGACCTGCTCGCTGCCGATCTTGAGAGTGGCCTGATCGGCGTAGGAGATCTGGACGCCTTCCACGGTGCCGTAGAGGGCCTGAGTCCAGTCACCGGCTACGCCCACGGTGTTGAAGCCGCTGGGGTTGCCTGCAACAAATGCGCCCTTGGTCTGGTGGGTGTCTGCGCCGAGGATCTTGCCGGTTGCGCCGTCAGCAACGGAGCCGACGAAAAGGGGACGGCCTGCACCGTCGCGCTCGCCCAGAAGAATGCCTTCGCCCTGAGGGGAAAGTGCGATGCCGTTCATGATGCCGCCGGCGGTGGCGATGGCGGTCTTGGCGGCCACAAGAGCGCTGTATGCGCCGGACTCTACGCCGAGGTCCTGTGCGGTAGCTGCGCCCAGTGTGTCAAAATTGCTGCCGGGTGCGCCGGAGGCAGGGCCGAAAACAGTGGCGTCAAACTTCATGCCCAGAGCTGCGGGCAGACGTGCGACCAGAGCGTCGTAAAGGGCGGCCATGTCACGCTTGAATTCGTTGGAGAAGGGCACGATGACGGCCAGCTTGTAGGCCTGCATCAGCTTGGTGGTCATGCTGGGGTTGGAAACGGGCTTCTCCTCGGTTTCACCCACCCATGCGGCCTGGGGATCGCCAGTGATAACGGGAATGGTCAGGCCGTTGCCGGGGAGAGTGATCTTGCGGGCAAGACGCATAATGGCGCTCTGTTCCTGAGTCTTCTGGAGGATCTCACTGGAAACTGCAGAAGGGAGAGTAATGTTGGTTCTATTGGTGTTGATAGGCATTTTTATGCTCCTTTCAAAAGTCAGAAATTAAAAATTTTCCTTTGCCCAGTTGGCGAACTGGTCGCGGGTGCTGGGGCCGCCCTTGGAGGCAGGCTCGCCGCCGTCACGGATAGAGAGTCCGTCGGGCTTTGCGAATGCGAGGATCGCGTCTGCCTGAGCAGCACAGGCCTCTTCTGTTTCTCCGGTAAGCAGGTTGACAGGAACATTTTTGTCCTTAGCAACTTTCTCCCGGGTCACTCTGAGAGCGTCGGCGGCTTTCATGCCGTTCAGCTCCGTGGTGACTTTCTCAAGCTCTGCAAGCGCTTTCTGCAGATCTTCGCTCTGGTCCTGAGCCGCGGCCGCGGCCAGACCTTCCTGAGCGGTTTTCAGCTCTCCCGCCAGTTTTTCGTAATCCTTTTTCGCGGCGTTGATGTCAGCGCCGTTCAGGTCCATGATGGCGTTCAGCTGTTCGGGGGTGGCATCAGGGAAGATGGCTGTGATGTCTGCTCTCTGCATTTTCGGTCCTTTCCCGGCTACGCTTTTTTGACGGGGGTCGCGTCCCCTGCCGCTGGCAGTTTTACGGCTTGCCGGCCTGATTTATGAAAAGTCCTCCGGTTTGAATGAAGCCCGGATTGCTTTGTCATCGATGTAGATGTCTGCATAAATTTTTCGCGGGTCGCATTTGCTGTGCTGCACCCGCTCGGGAGAGTTGCTGTTAACGAAATTAGGGGCAAAGCCGCACTCGCGCAGCTTTATCAGTGCCGCTGCAAGGCTGCCGGCTTCGCGGCAAGTCCAAAGGATGACGGTGTCACCGGCGCGCTGTGCCTGTTTAAGCCATTTAATTAGCGTCCAATTTACTTTGCCCTTGCAGTCAACAAGGGTATCGTCGTAGTCGACAGCAATGATCACAGTCCCTGCTCCCTTCGTTTTCGCTCGACCCGCTCGTGGTAGGCTTCACGCTTTTGAGCGTTTATCTCTTCGCGATTTTCCGCATACAATCTGCGGCGGATAGCGTTAATTTTGTCGTTGGGTCTGCCAGGAGTCGATGCGTATAGGTTGTAGTAAGTTTCAGGCTCATACCCTTCGACATCCATGGAATCATCAAATCTGACAGCATAAGTGCAGTTGCAGTTTGCGTGGATATGTTTGGCATGCCCGCGGCTGATTGCTTTTCGAGAAGCTTCCTGCCAGCCTCTGGAGGCTAAAGTAAGACAAAAAGCGCAAGTCTCGCCAAGCGGGATCCATGCCCATTCAGCACCGTCTCTCAACGCGTTCTGCATTGTTGTGTCGACGCCGGTCACCTTTACAAGACGGGTAATTGAATCGCCCATCAGCTTGGGGTTTCCACTTCTGGCGGTTCCCTTTACGGCCATGGCCACTTCTGCATAAGTTGGCGTAGGCGCCGGAATAGCAGCAAGAAGAGATTTCCCGGCAAGCTCTGCCGTAGCGTCGTACATCTCCGCGGCCAATGCGGCCGAAGCTTCGCCGTATTTTGTCGCCAGAGAAAATCCGTACTCAACAATCTGGTCGATGTCTGTTATTTGGTTTGTGATTACCCAGTCTTGCAGCTCATAGCCAGCTTTTCGGCTGATGAAATACAGCCGTTCTATATACCTTCGCCACTCTTTTTCGCTTATTGTCTTTTTTCTTCTCATGCCTCGCCCTCAAGCTCCTGAAGCACCGCAAGGCCGCGGGCTCTGAGCTCCTGGCCTTTGATGCGGCGGATTGTGGCGGCGTCAAAGCCCACCATCTCAAGGAATGTGTCCGTCTGGGCGAAGGCCGGTCTGGCCGTGGCCAGCTTCAAAGCCGCGTCGGTGGTGACGGCCACATTTGGCATGGCGGGGTTTCTGAAACGAGCCATGATGTTACGGTCTTCTGCCGGCAGTGCTTCAAGACTTACGCCGCGGGTGATGGCCAGAGCCATCAGGGCGATATTGCGGAGGCCCTCGCCGTTGCCGGTGTTCAGCTCTTCCGCCAGGGTCACAAGTGTCTTGCTCTGGGCCAGAATGGCATCGGAGCTTGTGGGGTTTGCGTCGTTTACCACGCCGGTGTCGGTAACGGTCAGGCCTGTGGCGGCGGAAAACTGTGTGGACAGAAGCCTGAGCATGTCCACGTGAGGAGTAATGCCGCCCTGGCTCAGCTGGCCGAATGTAGGATTTTCACCCGTTTCCGGGTTAGAGGTAGCAGTGATGATAGAGCCTACGTACTGCTTGAATTTTTCGCTTGTGATCTGGCTGTACTGCTCATCGGTCACGCCCAGCAGATATTTCTGCGGCGTTGTGGAAAACTCAAGGCCAATGGTGGCGTTGGCCACGGTGCGCACGTAGGATTTGATAAGCTCTCTTATGGGGCTTTTTATGCGGCTGCGCCCAAAAGGCTTGGAGCTGGTGGCGTTCCAGATAAGCGGCTCCATCAGAGGTCTGCCAAGCTTGTGGCCTACCGCTGAAGCTGTCCACTGGTCGCCGCTGCGGCTCAGGACCCATGTGGCCCGCTCCGTGTAGAGATTGATAAGGCTCGGCGACCAGTTGGCGTCGGCCTCGTTGTCCGGTGCCGTGTCGATAATGGCAAAGCCGCAGTCGATGCGGCCTTTTTCTCCGTTCCACCTTGCCGCAGCGCTCTTGGGAGAATGCCAGCGAATGCGGCAGCTGCGGTCCTTGTTCTGTGAAAGCGTGGAAAAGGTGCAGCCGAATTTCAGCTCGTCCCGGACGGCCTTGGGATATTCAGCTATAAGCCGGTTTTTGTCGGCGATCTCCCGCAGCTCTGCCACGTCGTTGCCGTCGGTGCCGACGAAGCCGTCAAACATAGACCGGGCGGCCAGCACGTCAACGGTTTTTGCGCCCCATGCGCAGCCTATCTGCAGGTTGCGCATGCCCTGCGGCAGCGCAATGCCCAGATTCACTTCACTGAGGGGCACGTCGCCCTCGTAGTAGCGCTCCTTGATGCTGTTCTGGCTGTCATGCCGGTTGTAGATGTTCAGAAGATCCTGAAGAAGCTCCTGTTCTGCTTCGGGCAGACCTGCAACGGCCTGCGGGCTGATTTTTATCTGCATGTTTTATCACCCAATCAACATTTTTCTGCTCGGATCTCGTTTGCTTGTTTTTGCGCCCCAGAGGGCCAGAGAGGCCGCCTCGATGGGGCTTGAATTATCGCCGCCAAAGCCCCAGCCGCCGCTGATGGGCCGCTTGACGGAGCTGACGGCGCTTTCCCGCAGGGCCTCCTGCCCGGCGTACCAGCTGACGCTTTGCTCGCTCAGGCTGTTGCACAAGGTGCTGACCGCTGCCAGCACGTCCTTGCTGCTGGCCCTTATCACGGAGCCCTTGGCCCTCCACGTGTCGGAGATTTTCTCTATCAGCACGTCAACGCCGTTTCGGCCATCGATGACCACGCAGCTGGCCTTGCCATATCTGGCGTTGAGCCAGTCGGCCAGCCACTGCGTGCCCATGCCGGTGGGCCTCCGCTCAATGAGGGAGACTCTGGCCGTGCCCGATTTGGGCACCACCGCTCCGCACAGAGATACCTCGGAGCCGTCGGCGGAAAACTTCACGCCGTATGCGGTCTTTCCCTCCGGCTTCATCTCCTCGCTGCGGCATGCGTCCCACACAGTCTCGCTGATGCAGCGGTCGTCCGCGGCTGCGGCTGCCGGTGGCCACCATCCAAGGCGTTCACGGGCAAATCCGTCCGGCGCCATGGAGCGCCGTTCCTCTGCGGTAAATGCCTCTGTGAGTAGGTAGCCCAGAGAGGGGTTAGCCTCATACCAGAGGTCAACGTTGTCCACGTCGATTTTGTCTACGCTTTCGCCCTCCACGCTCCATTCGTGCCAGGCATCGCTTTCACTGGGAAAACCGGTGCAGGCCTCGCGCCTGCGGTAGAAAACCACGCCCGGGCAGTCGGGGTAGGGCGGCGTGCCGGTGTAGATGATTTGCCTTGTGCCGGTGGTGCTGGCGGCCAGCGTGGCCATCACGGCCTCCACCTGATCGTCGGTCAGCTCCTGAGCCTCGTCGTAGACCACAAGGCTGATGCCGTCAAAGCCTCGGGCCGCCTGCCTCGTGCGGGTGGCAAACTCGATGCGCCCACCGTTGGTCAGCTCAATGGCTTCCTCGCCGTTGGTGTAGCGAATATCCTTCACCAGGGCGCACACTTCCGGATGCCGCTTATCGGTGAACATTGCTTCCAGCCGTCTGAAGCTCTTCTTGGAGGTTCGGGTCTGGTGGGCCGTGTGCAGGATCCGCTCACGCTTCACCACAAGGCCGAAGAACTCCCGAGCTTCAAGGCACACGTTCTTGCCGTTCTGTCTGGGCACCGCCAGACCGGCAGAGGTGGTGGAGTAGTGGCCGCCAGCGTCCAGCCCAAGCCAGCAGTCAAGGATGCCTTGCTGCCACGGCCAGAGGTCAACGCCGTAGGCCTTCATCAAGAGGGCCGCGTCACCGCCGTCTGTCTTCACTCTCCGAGGCTCGACCCTTAGCCTCGGTGTCTGATTACCCGTCCTCATGCTTTGACAAGATGAAGCCCAGCACCGTCTTGTCCTCTGCCGATGCCTCGCCGTTAAGGTCAAGGTTTCCCTTGAGTTTCCTCAGCGCCTTAGGCGTCAGGCCCAGCTCGTCCCGGCTGGCCCGGATGTCCCGCCGGAGCTGGATGATGATTTGGTAGATCGGGCTGGTCACCAGCGGAGCCTGACCCGGCGCAGCGGTGGCTTTCCACTGCTTCTGCGCCCGGCTCAGCTCACGCTCAAGGATGCAGAGCTGATGAATGGCAGCGTCAAAGGCGGGGTCATAGATGCCCAGCTCAGTGAGCTGGAGCCTGTATTTGTCTTCGGCTTTCAAAGGCTACCCCCCCCCCGATTTTTTCTTGGTGCCCGGCCAGGGCACACCATGTGCCAGCCTTGATTTGGGGCTCATATTCAGAGCCTCGCTGAGCTTCAGAGTCTGCGCCACCAGTTTGTCCTGGGCGCCAAGCCACTTTGAAGCGCTGTCGCTGTCGCCCCGATTGAGGGCCGTGGTGACGTGGTTTGTTATGCGGGTGTATTCGTTCTCCGCCATGAGATACTTGACCAGCAGCGGCGCGTCCACGTCGCTGTAGCCTACCCGCTGAAGATCTTCCGCCAGCTCCGCAAAGCGCTGTCGCATGGAAGCCGGCAGATAGTCCGGCACGTAGGAGCTCATGTGAGAAGCTCCGCCTTGCCGCCGGTCAGGTCCTCCCAGCGGCGGATGATGACGTCGCAGTAGCCCGGGTCAAGCTCCATGCAGCGGGCGCGGCGGCCCAGCTGCTCAGCGGCAATAAGGGTGGAGCCGGAGCCGGCGAAGGGGTCCAGGACGATGCCGTCAGGCGGACAGCTGTTGCCGATGAGGTAGGCGCAGAGCTTCACCGGCTTCATGGTCGGATGCTGCTCGGAGCGGTTGGGCTTATCGAAGAACAGGGCCGTGGTCTGTTTGCGGTCGGAAAGCCAGGTGTGAGCCGCGCCGTCTTTCCAGCCGTAGGCCAGCTCCTCAGCGTTGGCAGGGTCTCTGAAGCCAGCCAAAGCGGCTTCGTGCTGCCAGTGATAATCAGAGCGGCTCAAGGTGGCGGAGTTTTTCACCCACACAAGACTCTGACGGACGGAAAGACCGGACAGATGGCAGGCGCGGCGAAAGATGTAACCGGGTGCGCCTGATGCGAACCAGATGTAAAAGGCGGCGCCGGGAGCAAGGCTGGCCTTGATGTTCTCAAAAGCCGCCTGAAGAAAGTCGATGGCAGCGGTTTCCGGCAAAGCGTCGTTGGCGATTCTGTTTCTGTTGCCGTTAGGGCCGCCGTCATAGTCCTCCACGTAGGGCGGGTCAGTATGAAGAAGCGCGGCCTGGTCGCCGGACATCAGGATCTGGTAGCTCTCCGGCTGCGTGGCGTCGCCGCAGTAAAGCCGGTGCGGGCCCAGGGCCCAGAGCTGGCCCGGCTTGCAGCTGGGCTCGGCAGGCGGCTCGGCGTCGAAGTCGTCCTCCTGCACCTCCACCGGCTCCGCCAGAAGCTCGGAGGAAAAGCCGGTAAGCTCCACGTCAAAGCCGGCGTCCTGAAGGGCCAGCAGCTCCGTCTCGACGATGGACATGTCCCAGGCGGCAAGCTCCGCCAGACGGTTGTCGGCCAGAATGTAGGCTCGGCGCTGGGTTTCGGTCAGATGGTCCACCAGCACACAAGGGGCCTCGGTGAAGCCCTCCAGCGCCGCGGCTTCGATGCGGCCGTGGCCGGCGATCACGCCGCCGTCGGCGGTGATCAGCACCGGAGCCACAAAGCCAAACTCCCGCATCGAGGCCCGAAGCTTTTCGATCTGCTCCGCAGAATGAGTGCGGGCATTGTGCTCGTAAGGTTTGAGCTCGGCGATGGGCCGCAGCTCAAGGGTTGTCGTTGTCCTCATGGTTCGACCCTCCTTCGGCCGTGTCCGCGTTTGCGTCCGCGTCGCCCGTTCGTGGGCCGCGTCCGCGTCGCGCGGTCTATGATTTATTCGGATGTGCCCGATTTGGCACAATTTTTTGCATTTCTCGGAATTTTCTCCGGGGGTATTTCGGCGCTGGTGCCGATGAGGAGCCTCAAGACAGGGGGGTGGGCCCCTTTCCCACCCATCACCAGTCACCATCTGGCAGCGAGATCCGCGCCACGGGGCGGTCGCTCAAATGCGTTCTGCTTCCTTTGGCCGCGTTGCAGCAGTAATGCGCGGCCTGCAGGTTGTTCCAGTCCTGGGCGGCCGCCTCACGGCTCTCGTAGCCGAACAACGCGTGTTTGGAGATAGGCCGTATCTCATCGATGACGAAGCTCAGCGGGTGCTGGGCGTCGCTGGGCTGGTCGTACCGGATGGGGCCAAGCCTTCCGCCGCAGATCCCACAGGGGGCGTTCATCGCCTTAAACCTTGCCCGGTGCTTTCGGCGCAGGTTGCCGTTGGCTGTCCTCGGATTATGTCTGCTGCCCATGGGCTATCACCTCCATGCCAGGCAAAACAAAAAGCCGCAGCCAGAAACCAACGCATAAGCGTCAATTCACTGGCCACGGCTCAAATAGCACTTGCCCTCGTCGATATCCACGATGTATTCGGTCTTACAGATCCGGCAATAGATCACATCATTGCGGCTGTAAGTGTCAGGTCGAATCTGTTTCATGTGGGCATTGCGCCCGCAGGTTGGGCAAGCAACCCAACGACCTTTCACTGGTAGCATTACATCACGTTTTTGGTGGGAACTCAACACTTATTGCACCTCTTTTCCCAATAATAACATAGATTCCGAGCTCGAAAATAATTAAAAGCCCCTTTTATGTCCTCAGCTTCCGCCTGTGTTTCCGTTTGGCCCTCGGCGCTCTGGGCAGCACCTCACTTATCATCTTCACGTACTCCCAGCTGCCGTATTGATTGCTGCATTTCTCCGCCGCCAGCACCACCGCGCCCTCCGGCACGATAAGATTTGTGTCGTCGGTGACCACAAAGGTCTCCGCCTCCGCGTGACGGCAGCTGCGGGTGTAGCTCCAGGTCCGCTTGCCCACGCGCTCCGGATATTCCTTGCACATGTACCTTGCCAGAGTCTCGTAGTTTTTCTCCTTGTCAGCCCGCAGCGGCTTGATGTAGACGCCGCCGTAGGGCCACGCCGCCTTGAAGTCCTCAAGGTCCCGGCCTGTTGAGTTGATGACGCAGTGGTGATGGTAACGGCCACCCTCGTGGCGGCTCTCCACGTTCCAGATCATTCTGAATTCCTGACCGGCCTCTTGGCGCAGCTTGCTGAGAGCAGCGCGAAACAGTTTGATGCGGTAGTCCGCCTCACGGCGCATAAAAGGCAAAAACTTATCATCATAGTCCAGAACCACCACGCAGTCGCCGGGGCGGAAGTTGGCAGCTATCATAAGCTCCAGCTTCTGCCACGAATACTGTTGGTTCATCCGGGCCTGAGCCTCGCTCTGGGCCTTGTGCTTGGCAGCGCGCACCCGGTCATCGTCCTTCTTCCGGACCCGGTCATATACCACTTCGATACGCAGATTGCCTGCGCTTATGATCTTTTTGGTCTTGGCCATGATAGCTCCTTTGCGTTTGTCCTCTGCCCTCATGGCCACAGACCTCATTATTATTTTAATTAATCATCGATCTCCGGCTTTATCCGTGAAGAGATCGGCTTGGTGAATTCCTCCACCGCCTGGCCGCAGCGCTCAGGGCTGTTAAGGCAGTGGTTGCCGCAGCGGTCGTAATCGGCGCAGCTGCGGCAGCAGGTGCGCTCACCGGTGCGGTCGCAGTAGAAGATGTTGCACATTTTCACACCTTCCGGCGGTCGGTTGCCGGAGTAAGGGCAATAGTAACGCCGGGTGGCCAGATTGTGGCTCTTGTAGCAGGCCACCAGTTCCGGGCAGTCTTTACATTTCACTGATGATGTCTTCCTTTTCTCACATAGTCGAGCCCGTAATACTGCACACAGCGGGCCGCGCGGTCGGCCTTGCCCTTTTTGTTCCATTTATCCATGAGAGCCTCGTGTTTCTCTCTGGCATCAAGGTATTTCTCGCAGCTGCCGTGGCAGCCGGGAGAACGCTCTCCGCAGTCCCGACATACAGTAATGCTCATGTTTTACCTCCTACTGTGCGGAGGCCGGATGTCCTCCGGCCTTTGGCAGTGACTCTCACCGAGGCACTCCTCGTCGTTTCGGTTGATGCGTCGGATGACCTCGTCAATGGTCAGGTCATCCTCTATAAGCTTGCCGTTGATCCGCAGCGCGTAGAGCTTTTCGCCTCCGCGCTCGCCGGACACGGTGAATTCGATATCAGGCATCTCTCACCCCTCCGGCAGCGGCCACCAGCCGATGACCGTTGCAGTGTTATGCAGCCCTTTCCATTCTTCGCCGGTCCAGACGATGTCTACCACCCAAGGCTCAAAGCCATCGTCAAAGTCCACCTTGCACCAGTACCGACCCTTCTTCTCCGGCTCACCGGTCTGCCACACAGGCTCCCTTGTGTAAAGGGAGCTGTCGGCGGAGCCGACTGAGGGATTGTCCGCCTTAGCCATCTCCATGACCTCCGTCCGGCCCAGCAGGAAGTCCACGCTGCAGCCCATCAGGTCGGCTATCGCCGCCACATCCTTTGCGGCAGGCTTATGGAACATCCAGCGGCCGTATTCATTCTCGGGACTCTCGGCCAGCTCCTTTATGCCGCCCACGGTGCAGCTGGAATACTCGAACTTCAACTTCACATCGTCCGCCAGCCCTGCAGCCTCGGCTGCCCTGATGTAGGGCGCGACCCTGGCCCTGAACTCTTCAAACTCCCGGGCCTTGCGCTTTTCAGCGGCTTTGGCCTCTTTCTCATCGGCGGCAGCCTTCACGGCCTGCCGCTTGGCAGCGGCAACCTTGCACATTTTGTCGCAAGCCCCACAATATGAGCCGTGTCCGCACTTCCCGCCACGGCTGCATGCCAGGCAGCACTTCTCTCCCTTGCAAAGATCCTCCCACGAGGGACAATTGAGATCCCGGCGGAAAGCCACGTCGCCGTGGCCGCAGACCTTACCGGTGACTGTGCAGACAAACTCCATGTTCCACCGTGCACCGTTCTCCCAGGCCTCCCGAACCCGTCTGAGCTTATCAGCCTGCAGTGAGCCGGGCTTGACCTTGGCGGAGGCCACACGCCACTGAAGCTCCTGCGGGCTCTGGGCCAACTCATAGGCCACGGACTCTGCAAGGCTGCCGTCCTGCCACTGTTCAATGAAGACCTCCAGCCGCTCGTTGATAACCTTCAGTCGGGCCAGCTTTGATTTGGAGACCTGGCAGGCGGCGGCCACATGGTCCCGCATCCTCCCGGGAAACTCAATGCCCTCCTCCTTCAGCTGGTAAAAGAGCTCCTGCACCCTCTCGGCCTGACGGCTCAGCTCCCAGTTGGAAAGCTGCCGGGTATTGGCGTTGCCGTAGATGAGGCGCAGCTCGTTGAGAGCCTCGCTGCCGTTCTCCACCACCATGCAGGGCACGTTGGAAAAGCGGTCCTTGCCCTCACTGACCAGCAGCCGCAGGGCCGCCAGACGGCGGTGGCCGCTGACCACAATGTAGCTGCCGTCCTTCTCCGGATCAGGCCGGACGTTGAGGGGCTGCTGCAGGCCCACAAGCTCGATGTTGGCGGAGAGCTCCGCCACGCTGTCCTCGGTGACAGTGTAGAAGTTTTTCTCATCGGCCCGGAGCGCGTCGATGCTGACGGTCTTCAGCTCCGGTGCCAATTTGGGCACATTTTCGAAAATGGACGCAATATCAAAAGCCATCACTTCTCCTCCTTTACCATCAGTTCCTTGACAAACTGCTCGTAGTCCTTGGCTGCGGCGCTGGTGGGAGAACTCTCAATCAGGGGCCGCTGGACAAAGGTCATGTCGTCCACCTTGGGCGTGCGGCGGATGTGTCCGAACACCTCAAGACCGGAGCCTCGTAACGCGGCCTCCGCCTGCTGGATGTTCTTGGCCTTGTACCACATGGTAGGCAGAAGTCCGGCGATCTGAAGCTCAGGGTTGATGCGCTGCATATTTCTGACCTGGCGGAGGATATTGCCCATGCCCCGCAGAGAAAAGGCGTCCAGCTTCATGGGGATGACCACCGCATCGGCGGCTACCAGAGCCGCAGCGGAGGCGGCGTTGAAGGCCGGCGGGCAGTCGATGAGCACGTAGTCGTAGGCCCAGCCCACGCCATTTTCGCCTCGAAGCAGGTCACGGAGGCAGGTGGCGGAGGCGCTGCCCAGCTCCACCTTGGTAAGATCAAGGTCCATCAGCTCCTCGCTGGCCGGAAGGAGATCCACGCCCTCAATGTTGCTGTGCTCGATATGACAGTTCTCCGGATGGTAGCCACGGCGGAGAAGATCCGCCAGGGTGAAAAAGTGCATGGCATCCCGCTGTATAAACTCGGTGCAGTTGGCCTGACTGTCGGCGTCGATGACCAGCACCTTCTGGTTAAACTTTGCCGCCATGATCGCGGCGGTATTAATAACTGTGGTGGTCTTGGCGACACCACCTTTTAAGTTGACGACTGCTATAATCTTCATGTCCTCATAGCTCTCCTTTTTAAGTTAGTCCACTTTGGTCGGTACGGAGATCTTTATAAAATCTGCGCCGGCATGATCAAGCGCAATTTGGAAAGATTCCTCCATAATGACTCTGGCATTTTCCGGGCCGACGTCCTGTGCCATTGAGTTGTAGATCACGTTTGCGGCATTACAAAAATCATTTAACAGCTCTTTTGTTGTGCCGCGCATATAGCTCTCGGCACCTTTTTCGATGTGTATCATCCTTATAGCTCCTTGTTTTCATTTCAAAATCTTCACCGGATCGCCGGCGATCAGGGGCAGCTTGAAAGTCTCGTGGCAGTCATCGCCCTTGGCCTTGTACTTCACTCTGAAAAACCCGGCCTTCTCGTTTATGTAGTCCACCACACCCTCCACGTGCTTGGGTATGCCCTCAAGCTCGGTGTTGACCCAGCCTGCCGGCAGAATGCGGACCTTTGTTCCGATTGCTACGTTCATTATTTTTCCTCCTTCTAAAACGGAAGACCCTCCCGGCCTCCCGGCGATTCCTCAAATGTGACCTGCCGCTGGCTCTCCTGCAGCTCCTTAAATCGCCGCTCTCCCTCCTTGAAAGACTGGGCCCGGCTCAGCTGCTTGTTCAGCGGAGTGAAGGTCTGAAGTGCCCCGTCAAAGCTCAGCTCAAGAAACACGGCCTCACCTTCTTTGTTCTTGGCGAGGTTAAGTATTCGGCTGCTCCGGTTGTCATTAGGGTCGGACGGGTAGAGCAGCATCGCCGCGTCCGCGTCCTGCTCGATCTGGCCGGACTCTCGGAAGCTGGACAGGTTGGGCGGCTTGGGTTTGCCGCCGGTCTTCTCCGGGCGGCTCAGCTGCGCCAGAGCGAATACAGAAACTCCGTGCTTCTGCCCGAACACGTGCAGACCCTTAGACACGTTGCCGATCTGGACGGTCAGGTTCTCGCCGCTGCTGCTGACCAGCTGCAGGTAGTCCACGAAGATGACCTCATATCGACGGTTAAGGCTGATAGCCTGGATGTCCTGCACGCTCATGCCGGCGGCGTCGATGATTTCAAGCTTCAGCTTCGAGAACTCCGCTGCGGCCTTGTTGATAGCCTTCCAGTCGGCAGAGCTCAGGTCCCGGTTCTTTATCTTCGGCAGCGGCACCCGGCTCATGGAGCAGATCATCCTGTCCATCATCTTCCGCTTATTGGACTCCAGGAAGAAGTAGCCCACCCGGTAGTCCGTGGCCAGGTGCCGGGCGATCTGTGCCGCTATCATGCTCTTTCCCGCTTTCGGGTAGCCGCCGATGACCACGAAGTCACCGGCCTCAAGGAAGAGAGGCTCGTCCAGCTCCTGAAAACCTGTGCGGATGTAGTGAGGCTTGCTCTCCAGCCTGTCCATGAATTCATGGGCAGCCTGCTCGGCGCCGGTTATGTCCATCCGACTCCGCTGGCCTTCCAGTCTGCTGATGTCCTCCAGCACGCTCCTGGCCGCGGTCAGATCCTCGCTGTAAGCCAGCGCTGTGCCCAGATAGCTCAGATTCTTGTGGAGCGTCCCCTCCCGTAGGATCTTCGCGTACTCCGCAATGCCGCCGCATTGAGTGCCCATGGCGTCAATAATGGGGTAGTCCCAGGCATCGCCGCCGCCCAGCTTATACTTGAGCGTGACCACGTCGATGGCCTCTCCGGCAAAAAACAGGGAGCACAGGCCGCTCCAGATGCTGCGCTTTATGCCCTCGGGGAAATCCTCCGGCCGCAGCTCCGCTGCCAGCTGTCCGAAATTCTCCGGGCGGCGCAGGGCTTCGCCGATGAGGGCGTTGGCAATAAGCTCAAGGTCGGCCATCAGAATACCTCCCTTGTTTCAGCCCAGCCGCCCGCAGGCTCGCTGGCAGCAGCGCAGGGACTGACGGTCTTTTCCTCATCCTCCCAGCGCCGCTTGGAGATCCAGCGGCAAGCGTAGGGGATGCCAATGCCCCGCTGCCAGTCCTCGGTCATAAGCTGCCGGTTAAGGGCCTCGCTCATCTTCCAGATGGTATCCATGTCCGGCTTCAGCTTATCCCAGGCGGCCCGGGCATCGCCCTTGGCCTCGCCCCGTGGGTAGCGCTGCCAGAACCGCTCAAACATCTCCGGCATCCACTCGCACTGTTTTTTCTCCCGCCGCGCCCCCCTGGGGGGCTTTGGGGGGAGAGTTGTAATATTACTATTTTCTAATGGTCCCGGATTTTTTTCCGATACCGTCCCGGATATTTTTCCGGTATCGGATTTATATCCGATACCCCCGGTAAAGTCGTAGGGTTTGCCGGTGAGATAGACCCGCCGCTTATCTCTGTTCTGCCGAGAACTGTCCAAGTCGATGATGATGTATTCCGCGTCCGCCAGCCGCCTGACTAATCCGCTCACAGTGTCCTCTTTGAGCCCAAAGCGCTCTGCGAAGTAACTATTGCTGGCGAAACAATATCCTTCCTCATTGATCTTGGCCGCGATCTCCGCGTAGATAAGCTTGGCGTTGGCGGGCAGATGCTTGTCGTACCTCACCGCCGCAGGCAGTATGGCCCACTGCCCGCCGCTCTTAATGTCCTCCATAGCTTTTTTCCTCTCGGGTATTGCGTTTTTTGAAATTTTATGGTATTCTTATTAATGTCCTCATAGCTTCGGCTATGGCCGGTGGCTCGTTTCGGCGGCCACCGGTTTTTTTTATTTATTCCGGCAGTTCAAGAAAAAGGTTGCCGTTGATATCATAAGCCCGGGCGCCTGCTCCGCCGCAGCCTATCTCATGGACTCTCCCATGAGAATCCACGTAAACCGTTCTGTTGCCACCCCATCCGGGAACACAAACCGGCCCGGGGCCGCCATATCCGCCGGCTT